TTGATGGTGTTTTGCAATCATCTACAGCATCGCAATCATCTACTTACACAGGCACTCATGAATTTATGATTGGTGCAAATGGCACAAGTGGTATCCAGCAATATATGGACGGGTTTATTTCTAATGTTCGTTTTATAAAAGGGACAGCCCTCTATACAAGCTCAAGTTATACTGTCCCTACCGAACCACTAACAGCAATAACAAATACTAAACTTTTAACTTGCTGTAGTAACAGATTTAGAGATAAAAGTACATCTGCTCACAGAGTTGCGCCTAATGATTCAGGTGTAAATCACATGACTTCTACCATTCTGCCAAAGGTGCAACCCTTTTCACCCTTTGCGCCTAGTTCTAGTTATAGTGCGGCCAGTAAAGGAGGATCAGGATTTTTTGACCAGACAAGTGACTGTTATTTTGATGTGTCGGATGCAACTGATTTTGATTTTGGCACTGGTGATTACACTGTAGAAATGTGGGTATATCCAACCACCACATTTATCGTAAATTGGGCGATGGCTTTCAATACTATAGGCGTAAATCAGTATTGGGCGTGGACGGATGGCGGTGGAAATTCAGCAGCTGCCGGACTATCAAGTTATCCATCTGGCAACTACTCTGGCAGTTTTGACCATATGCCAAACAGATTCTCATGGAGTCATATAGTTTTTCAAAACACATCTGGAACTGAGAATTGGTACATAAATGGTGTACGAGTTTACAATGCAACAAACAACCCAAGTTTCTCAGCAAGCGCAACAGGAGTAAGAGTAGGGCTTAGTCCAGCCTATGCAAGTCAGTTTTTTTATGGCGGCTATATTTCAGACGTAAGGGTTTTAAAAGGAAGTAATGCTTACAGCAATGCTTCAACGCTTACCGTTCCCACGGCTCCCCTTGGTTCTGTAACGAACACTAAGTTGCTTACAAACTTTACCAATGCCGCTATCTTTGATCAATCAGGTAAAACAAATATAGACACCGTGGGCAATGCTCAACTAGATACAAGCGTTAAAAAGTTTGGAACTGCAAGCGCAGAGTTTGATGGCACTGGTGATTATTTATTTTTACCTTCTCAACCAACTTTAAGTTTTCCTAGTGATTTTACTATTGAATTCTTTTTTAATAGCGATAGTTTTTCTGGATACAAAGCTTTGCTTGCAAGTAAAGGTTATTATGATTCCGCTGGGAGTTGGCTTTTAAGAGCAACCGCATCCGATTCAATAGCTTGGGCTAGTTACAATGCAAGTGGGGCAAGCGAAGCCTACAAAGAATTTACTGTTCCTACCATGTCCACAGGCACTTGGTATCATCTTGCTGCTGTTAGAAGTAGTGGAAGTATTAATGTTTATCTTAACGGAACAGTTAGCTCTAGTGGAGCTTTAGCAGACACCAAACTCCTAATAGATGGTAGCGTAAGTGGAGTTTATGTCGGATATGAACAGCGTTTTACTGCAAATGGAGATTTTGATGGGTATATTGACGAATTAAGAATTACCCAAAAAGCCCGATATACGAGCAACTTCACCGCACCAACTAAAGCGTTTCCAAATTTATAGGTAGATAATATGCAGATAGCGATAATTAAAGATAACAAAGTAGAGAGCATGGGAGAACACAGAGAGTTGTTTTCTAATGTAAGCTTCCCTGCAACTGGCCCATCTTCTGATTGGATGACTGAAAATTCTGTAATGCCTGTAACGAAGAGCCGTTCTTACGATAGGATGACCCAGAAAAGCACTAGCGTAGATCCTTATATAGAATCCGGCGTAGTTTATCTCCACAAGATAGAGTCATTGTCAGATAGCGAGAAAACAGCGGCCCAGACAGAAGCAAACAACGCACAGGCAGAAGCACAAAGGGCAGAGCGAAACCGAAGATTAGCAGAGACAGATTGGATGGCTTGTAGTGATGTCACTATGAGCAACGATTGGAAGACATACAGGCAAGCGTTGAGAGATTTACCAACACACAGTAATTGGCCCAATCTAAAAAGTCCCGGCCCAGAGGGATCGGGCGATAACGATTGGCCTGTTAAACCATCATAGGAACTAGACATGGCGAGTTTTGATAACAACTTACGATTAGAAGAAATAACCACAGGTGCTGCCTCTGGTACGTGGGGCACGAAGACTAACACTAATTTGTCTCTCATTGCCAAAGCTTTGGGTTATGCCACTGAAGCGTCTTTTGGTTCTGATGCAGATGCAACCACCACCGTAGCTAATGCGACAGATGATCCAGCCAGAGCTATGTACTTTAAGGTAACTAGTGGTGCTAGTCTAACGGCAACCAGAACTCTAACAATATTACCATTCACGATATCTAGGGTTATGTTTATAGAGAACGCTACCTCTGGGTCTCAGTCAATTACCATTAAGCAAGGTTCTGGTGCTACCGTTACCATAGCCACAGGAAAGACCAAGATAGTTTACCTAGACGGTGCAGGTAGTGGGGCCGCTGTCGTTGATGCGTTAGCTCTATTGGAAAACTTCATAGCCACTGGCACAGCAGGTTCACTCACTCAACTAAATATTACAAGTCAGGGTGACCTTCGCTTGGAGGATTCGTCTGGTGGAGAGTACGCAGCGATACAAGCTGCTGGTACAACAACTACTTACACTATCACCCTACCCGCAGCAAAAGGCACAAGTGGGCAGGTGCTTACCCTATCAGACGGAAACGGTGCTACATCTTGGAGTGATGCAGGTACAACTTCAACTATAACTAATGGCGCAGTTACCGCAGATAAGTTAGCCACCGATGCAGTAACCACGGTCAAAATAACAGATTTAAACGTCACTACCGCAAAAATAGCAAACGATGCCGTGACTCTAGCTAAAATGAATTCTGGAACAGCCGGAAATTTAATTAGTTACGATGGGTCAAACGATCCTGTGGCAGTCGATACAGGCACTGCGGGACAGGTTTTGACCTCTGCTGGGTCAGGAAATCCACCTGCTTTTGCAACACTAGCAGCAACGACAGTACCTTACAATGATTGGGCTATAAAAACAGGAACGTACGGAGCTTCAAACAAAGACCAGCTTATTGCAAATAGTAGTAGTGATTTTACTATTACACTCCCGGCAGCTAGTGTTTCTGGAGGAAATCAAGGAAATACAGTAATTATATGTAATGCAGGAGCCGGGGTTGTGACAGTAGGAAGAAACAGTTCAAACATTAACTCTGCGGCAGAAGATGGTACCCTAGCACAAGGTGCTTCTACCCAACTAGTTTATGTAGACGACACTATTGGCTGGTTCCAAATTTAGGAGAAGAGAATGGCAGTCTTAGGAACGCAAGTTATAAAATCAATACAACGTGGTAATGTTACTTTAAGTAATGGCAGCACTACTTCTGTGACAATTACTGCAGTAGATATAAGTAAATCAATGTTGAATCTCAGTACCGCAAACGGAGCTAGAGGAGGCAAAGCAAACAACACTACAAACGATTATACTTCTTATGGCGCAGCCATTGTAGCTGGAGGAAATTTAGATAGTTCTACCAGTATATTCATACGCGCTGGCAGTGGTCTTGGCTCTTCTTCCGCAACTGGTTCAGATTGTAGGGCTTATTGGGAGGTAGTAGAGTATGCCTAAAATATATGCAAATCTTAATAGCGACAGTATATGTGAAGCAATTATTGAGTACCAGACTCCATTAGACAACCCGCCTTCTAGCTATAAGGAAATAGACACACATGATCCTACCTTGATAGACAAGAAGTGGAACGGCTCATCTTGGGAAGAAGTTAGCTAATGGACGAGCTAGAAGCCCATGAAAGAGAGTGTGCAGTGAGATACAAGAACATTGAAGAACGCCTTGACCGTGGCACAGAGCGTATGAACCGTATAGAGATGAGTGTCTATGCGTTATATCCTTTTCTGGTTGGACTTCTCATAGCCAGTAAATTCTTGGGGTAGCCCCTCATGTTCGCTGAACTCGCAGCGATTACCAGTGCTTTATCTGCAATAAACAGCACCATAGCAACCTTTAAAGAGGGAAAAGCTAATGCTCAAGATGCTGCTGCGCTCTTAGGTAAGTTCGGGTCTACTGCTCAAAAGCTAGATGATTGGGAAAGAAAGAAGAAACTTAAACGTCCTCTAACTCCTAAAGAGGCAATGGATCTCAGCATAAAACGCAGAGAGATCAAAGCTGTAGAGAATAAAATCAAAGATCACCTCATGATGATGGGGATGTCAGATGTCTGGAAAGACGCAGAGCGCATAAGAAAACAATCAGAAAAAGATCATGCCCAGTATTTAAAAGATATACATAAGAAACGTAAAGAACGCCAACAAAGAATGAAGGATCGCTTTACTGTTTTATTTATTATTTGTTCTTTAGGATTTATAGCTTGGTCAGGTTGGTTTGTATATGAAGCTATTCAAGAAAGAAGACTGGATTCCGCAAAGCAAAGACTAGAGCAAGCTAAAGAACGCCAACGCAACATGAGAAAATGCGGTAGATATAAATGCTAATGGCATTTCTGTTAGTAGTTGTTGTAGAAGGTGAAACAGTCTCAGATAATAGAATGCTGTTCAAAAACATATACCGCTGCAATGTATTTGCTACCGCTGTGGAGCAAGGCAAATGGTCACCAAACGACAGAACATACTACAGACAGCAGAATGTAACGGCTTATTGTGTGCCTAGAATGGTTGGTGAAAATACTAAATTGTTTGAATAGGAGATAGCATGAGCTTTTTAACTTCGCTGATTGCGCCAGTTGCTAATATTGCAACCGGAATCATAAAAAATAGAGGTGAAATTTCCAAAGCTAAACACGAAGCCAAGATGTCCCAAATCCAAAACGATGCTGATTGGGAATCTAAAATGGCTGATGCCTCTGCTAATTCGTGGAAAGACGAGTGGTTTACAATTTTACTTTCCATACCTTTATTGGCAGTCGGTGCTGGAGTTGTAATGGATGATCCTTTAATAATTGATAGGGTAAAATCAGGTTTTCAGGCTCTTGAGGAATTACCAGATTGGTATAGTTATCTTTTATTTTTGGCAGTCTCAGCCTCTTTTGGGGTTAAAGGCGTTGACAAACTTATGAACTTGAGAAAGAAATAATGAAAAAAGCAAAAAGCAAAATTAAAAAAGTAATTAAAGGTTTAAACAAAGCATCTAAATTGCATAAAGCTCAAGCAAAGTCTCTTAAATCAGTAATAAGCCCGAAGAAAAAATCTAAAAAGAAATGAATAAAGAGCTAGAACTAGGTAGTGAGTACGAGAAATACGACAGTGATGGCGATGGAGTTGTTACTGATGACGAGTTAAAAACAACGGAGAGACTGCAAGCCCTTGAAATTGCTAATGAAAAAGCTGAAGCGCAAAAAAACATGTGTTGGTTTGCTCTGTTTGGCATGTTGTTATACCCCTCTGGTATTGTGATCACATCCTTTCTAAACTTAGATCAAGCAGCCTCTATATTAGGAGACATAGCGTCAGTGTATTTTATATCTGTGTCAGGCTTGATAGCGGCTTTCTTTGGGTTTCAGAGTTTTAAAAAATAATGGAAATAGCAATAGTATTTATAATTGGTTACTTGATCGGTAAGTACGCATGACGGTAGATGTAAAAGTTCTTTATGACGAAATAGCCAGTGACGAAGGCAAGGTGCTTCATCCTTACCTTTGCACAGAAGGCCATGCCACCATAGGCATAGGACATAAGATCTTACAAACTGACCCAGAAATTAATCTTCCTATTAAGAATGCTTACGATGGTGCGCCAGAAGAGGAGTGCATCACAGAGCATAGATGCTACGAGTTGTTTCAAGAAGATGTTCAGCTTGCTATTGACGGTTGCAGAAGAATATATAACAACTGGGAAGAGCTTCCTCAAGAAGCCCAGCACATCCTTGTAAATATGTGCTTCCAGATGGTGCCAACTGGACTTAGTAAATTCAAATATATGAACCAAGCAGTAGAAGATCAGGCTTGGGGGCAGGTCGCACTAGAGATGGATGACAGCAGGTGGAGCCGACAAACTCCAGAAAGAAGCAAGAGATTAAGGTTGCGAATGCTTGCATTGGCAGACAGAGATGATTAGGAGATAAGAAATGATAGAGCTAAGTGGGTTGCCAGGAGCAAAAATGGCGAGTAATCCTTTTACGTTAGGAGGTGTTTCATTTGGCTCAAATCGTCCATTTAAAAGAGCCGATGATATGAGATTTAGTGATATACAACTTAGCCCAGGAGGGTACTCGCGCAGAGAAATACCCTTAGAACTACCAGAATATAACTTACAGAGAGTAAATCCAATGCAAAGAGGTGGAAGTATGCTAATAGGACATCATGGTATGGGGCTTGGTGGCTACGATGGTGGCGGCATCAATCCAGGCAACATGTACGGTGGTGGTTTTGGTAGGATGCCAACTAGCTCTTACGGTGGCGGTTTTGGTGGAGGCTTTGGCGGTGGTTTTGGGGGTGGATATATGGCTCCTTTCCCTCCTAGAAGACCAAGCCCTTATCGCAACCCATACTACATGGACTCTCTAAGAGGCGGTGGAATGGGGCAAGTGATGCCAACCAATATCCCATTTAGAGATCCAGGTTATGGATCTCCTATGATGAGTCAAAATCTAATACAGTCTCTTGGTGGGCCTCAAAGTAGCTTTAGAAATCCTAACAGGCCTTATTCTACAATGAACATGCTTAACAGATTTAGAGGCGGCAATCCTTATCCAATGCCTTATCCCATGCCTTCGCCTTACGGAGGCGGCTTTGGTGGTGGTTTTGGAGGGGGATTTGGCGGTGGAAGACCGGGAAGCGGAATGAGTGGCAAAGGCGGTAGAATGCCTATGCCCGGAATGCCTCCTGAAGATCAAACTGGAGGTATGCCTCAACCCGATACAGGAACGCCCCCAGCAGGAGGAGAAACTCCACCAGCAGGAACACCCCCAGCAGGAACACCTCCAGCAGATACGCCTACAACAAATACCCTGACTGACGCTCAAAAAAATATTCTTGCAGAGCAAGGCTTTACAGAGCAAGAAGCAAGAAATGCGTTTGATGCAATCATACAAGATCAAGCAGGAACGCTAGATCCTAGATTTGCAGATCTAATTGGCACAGGTTATTACAGAAGAATAGGCGAAGCTTTTGGGTTAAAAGATGCCGCAGGTAATCCAGTTACTTTAGGCGGCACTACAACTGTAGCAGGAGGAAGACAGAACACTCCAACCGAAGAAAAGTTAGCTGAGATGTTACAAAACATCCCACAAGCAGGTGTGCCAGAAGAATCGCCTCCTGCTGATGCTGCACCGCCTGCTGACCAACCGCCTGCTGGAGAATCAGCACCACCACCTGCTGATGCTGGTTCAGATGTGGTTGCTGGAGGAAATCCTTATTTAGATAGTTTAACTCCAGAGCAAAGAGCGGCAATAGATCAAATCCGTCAAGGAGGGTTTAACCCTTTAAACTTGGGCATAGGTGGTTTATATGGGGTAGGCGGTGGAACGATACCTAATTTTTCTGGGATAAGATTCTAAATGCCGCTACAGAAAATACAATTTGCGCCAGGTGTAGACAAAGAAGGAACTGAATACACCGCAGATTCTGGATGGTTTGATTCTGATAAAATTAGATTCAGAAAAGGCAGACCAGAAAAAATAGGGGGCTGGACGAAGTTTAATAATACGGCCTTCCTTGGTGTTTGCAGATCTATCTTTGCTTGGGCTTCTCTTGAAGCAATCAAGTATGTTGGCCTTGGAACAAACCTTAAATTCTATGTGATGGAAGGTATTAGTCCAAACGACATCACTCCGTTGAGAGAAACAACATCTGCTGGTGACGTAACCTTTTCAGCAACAAATGGGTCATCAACTATAACCGTTGCAGATACAGGTCATGGTGCAGTGCAGAATGATTTTGTAACTTTCTCAGGGGCCGCTACGCTGGGCGGCAATATAAACACCACAGTTTTAAATCAAGAATATCAAGTTGCCAGTGTAACAAGTGCAAATGCGTTCACTATCACCGCGAAAGATTCGTCAGGCAATACCGTTACAGCCAATGGCAGTGACACAGGAAATGGCGGCGGTTCAACGGTAGGCGCATATCAGATTAATACTGGCCTTAATGACTATGTATCAGCGGCTGGTTGGGGAGCAAACCCTTGGGGAGATGGAACATGGGGCGGTGGTTCTGCATTAAATGTTTCAGGACAGCTAAGATTATTTAGCCAAGATAACTTTGGCGAAGACCTTGTATTTAATGTAAGAAATGGTGGTATATTTTTTTGGGATGAGTCAGGCGGTTTGACAACGAGAGCCGTTAATATTACCGAGTTAGGAGGAGCATCTAACTGCCCTACAATCTCTGCTCAAATACTTGTTTCTGATAATGACCAGCATGTTGTTGCTTTTGGTGCAAATCCAATAGGATCTGCCAATCAAGATCCTTTATTCGTAAGGTGGTCAGATCAAGAATCAATTACCAACTGGACTCCTACGGCAACCAACACAGCAGGAGGAGTTAGAATAAACTCTGGTAGCCAGATAGTAGGGGCGTTGCAAACAAGACAGGAAATACTTATCTGGACAGACGTATCAGTGCATTCAATGCGATTTGTAGGCGCACCGTTTATATTCCAGTTCACAACCATTAGCTCAGATATGTCTATGATCTCCCCCAATGCGGCAGTCAATGCTAGGGGTAACGTGTATTTCATGGATAAAACAGGGTTCTATGTTTACAACGGTGCAGTACAGCAGATACCTTGCTCAGTGCAAGACTTTGTTCTTTCTAATCTAAACGTCAGCCAAGCATATAAAGTATTTGCGGCTGAGAACAATGCGTTCAGTGAGATTATTTGGTTCTATCCAGTTGGCACAGGAACAACAGAAATTACCAATTATGTTAGCTACAACTACAATGAGAATCTTTGGGCAGTAGGCACATTAGGCAGAGGTGCATGGCTGGATTCTGGCGTATTAGAAAACCCTGTTGCTTCTTCTGTTATCACAAACACCAACGACAACTATGTGTTTAATCACGAAGTAGGACATGATGACGATGGCTCTCCTATGACAGCATTCATAGAGTCTGGGGATCTTGAGATAGGCGATGGCGAAAGATTTATGATGATTGACAGGGTATTGCCTGATTTCTCATTTAGTGGCGATGGTAGTCCTACTGTTAACATGACAATAAAAGGCAGCAACTATCCCCTTGAAACACCTAGTTCTTTGGCTACAGCGACAATTACTCCGACAACCAAGCAATCAAATATTAGAGCAAGGGCAAGACACACAGTTCTAAGGCTAGAATCCACAGGATCTGACTATGGCTGGAGGCTCGGTGGATTTAGATTCGGCATGAGACAGGACGGTAGAAGATAATGGCAGAAGTCAGAAGAAACCCTTTACCTGTCCCTTTGCCTGACTATGACAATCAGAACGAAGCGATTACCAGAAGAACAATAGAATTTGCGCTAGATCAACTAGAAACGGACGTTGATTTGGCTAAGACGCAAGGAGATAAGAGAGGCTCTCTAGCTATGAGAAAGTTTCAATTCCTTCTAATGGGGGCTTCGTGACGGACGTTATAAAAGTTCTAGGGCAGGTTGCTCCCAGTGCCACCACAACAACTACGTTGTACACAGCACCAGATCTGACTCAAACGACAGTGAGTAGTTTGGTTGCGTGTAATCGTGGTGGATCTGGGGGTACGTTCAGAGTCAGCATTCATGTTGCTGGCGCAGGAGCAGACAACAAACAGTTTATTTTTTACGATGAAGATGTGGCCGCAACAACAACCAGAACAGTAGTGATAGGACTCTGTTTAAATCAAACCGATGTAGTTAAAGTCTATGCTAGTAGCGGTGACTTCAGCTTCAACCTATTCGGAGTGGAGACAAGTTAAATGTATCAACAGCAACCAAGACAGATGGAAGGCATAGCCGACATATTAGCCAATCAAGGACGATATGGAGACTCCATGTTAGTTCACATGAACCCTGTTGAGGTTCAGGGGCTGGCTTCTTTGTCTCCTACAGGATCTCTAACCATTAACCCAGAAACAGGACAGCCAGAAGCTTTCTTGCCATTTTTAGCTCCATTGTTAGGTGGTATGTTGGGAAGTACCGCTTTAACAGGAGCAACACTGGGAGGCTTGGTTAGCGGTGGATTAAGTTCAGCGGCAGCAGGAGCAATAGGGTCAGGGCTTGCAACAGCCGTAGCAGAAGGTGATCTGAAGAAAGGCTTAATATCAGGTATTACAGG